TGTCATAAGAGTATTCGCCCGCCCAGTTTCGGGCGGTGACTTTGCATTCATTGTGTAACACTCGTAGTCCCTCGTCATTGACTTTGACTTTGACGGTGCGACTAGTGCCTTTGAGTGAGTCCATATCAGTCTCAATTATTACGCTTGGCATTTCGTCACGGATATCCACAAGGATGCGTCTCTCTAAGTCATCCATTACCCATGTGCTTAGTTTGATTATTCTTTCGTTCATTGCTTCCCCTTTCGTAACTTGTAGATACAAGTGTATCACACTTAATTGTCTTTGTCAAGTACAATCTTTGTGAAATATGTCACACCCTCAAACCCAACACCTGTACGCTTGTGAACAGATTCACAATGTAAGGTTAACCTAACACGAACACCTGTTCGCCTAACTCTTTCGTGCTGTCGGGTGGTTCGCTTTGCTTTGCTCCCTCTGCGCCTGCTTCCAACTGCTAACCGCAAACGGGGCAACCCACAGCAAACATATCGCAATAAAAATAGTTACCTTCGCTGTCTCACTCTCCATGATTCACCCCCTCGCCTTCTCTCACTCGCTCATCATGGCATCGCTCACAAAAGTATGTGCCGTCTATCGGGTCACAATAAACCTCGTAACGGTATTGTGCGCAGTCGTAACATTTGCGTAGAACATTCATCGTGGATAGTCTCATCACGAAATCCTTATTTCAAACTCATCTTTATTTATATAGTGAAAAGTATTTGACGCATTGCACATCGCTTGCTCTTCGTCTTCGGCTTCAACAAGAACCGTACAAATTGTCATAACCGAATGCTCCTCTTCCGCTTCGTCAGAATCGTTGGCTTCTACCGTGTTCTCGTAAGGGTTTATTTGTTGCGGATATGGTGCACCATTTTTACACAAGTTCCAAGCCACCAAACGCTCATCGTTTACTTCGCCCTCTGCTAGTTCCGCATCGTCATATTCAAAGTCGCGTCCACGATATGCGCCGTTGTAGAATTCTTGTCTGATTATTTTGACTGCTTCTTCTTCTGACTTTGCATATATCTTTTCTAGATTCCATACCGATACGCTGTAGATACTCATTGTGCCATCTCCCGTTCTGCTAGTTGTTTGTATTGTCTAACTTTGCAAGCGTGCTCTAGCCAGTATTGCTCTAGCGCGTCACCCCTGTACGCTTTGGCGTTACGCTCCGCCCGTTTCGCTTCCGCTTCGTACGCTTTTAGTATCGCTTTAATGTTTAGTTGTTTTGTGCGTGGCATGGTTACGCCCATTCGTGGTGCAAGATATAGCCTGCACGCTCCTTCTCGTAGGCGTATGTGACTGACGAGAGAGAGTAGACAAGATGAAAACCCATGTCCATTCCGCACCCGTTCACCCTGATAACTCTGCGCCCGTTCTTCTCTTTTACCTTGTCGCCAAGAGCCTTGCCTGCTATCCAAGTGATATCGCGTAGCCTGTTATCTTCTACTACGAATAGTGAAATGTCTCGCGACATTCCCGATTGCGAGACATGACGCAAAACCGTGTAGACCGTAGGTCTATCTTGTTTCGCGAACATCTCGCGCAGTTCCATTCTTGCTAGTTCTTTGTCTATTGCTTCGTTTGTTTTCTTAGTTATCATTATTCCCCTTTTCTATGTTGCTTATCTGTGTATCGTCATATCCTTGAGATAACCAATATTCGGCTATCTGTTGGGCTCTTTCAAGAGTGACGGGGTAATCGTTGATTTCCCCACCGCCAACCCATATTGTCCATGTCTTTGTGTTCATTATTCCCCTGTTCTGTGTTGCTTATGTTATTGTATTACACTTAGTTAGTCTTGTCAATTACTGTGACATTGCAGTCTGCGTGCCATGTCTCGCCGTCACCTGATATCGGCGTCACCTTGTAATCAAGATGCCCATATCTTGAGCGTGCGTCTAGTATCGTTACCGCAAACCTCAACGGCGAGCCCGATACTGTGAGCATTGCAGTCTTGCCTATGTTCTCCTTAAGTTCTTCTGCGCTAGTCATTGTGTTATTCCTTCGTTATATCGTGGATAGTTTCTGCATCGTGCTGTACCTGCGTACCGTGTAGGCTTTTCTAGTTCAATTTCGTCTTCGCCGTAGTGTTCTATGTATCGGTAGGCATCACAGTCTTCTTCTAGATATGCTTTGCTTCCATTTGGTGACTGATAAGAATAAGTAGAGATACCGCTAACTTGTTTTGCTAATTCCATTGGCACTACCAGCCAAGCGTGTCCACTATCTGCTACCCATTTTGCTTTGTTTGCTTTCATTGTGTTTTCCCTTTCGTTATGTTGATATGTTCTACTGTATCACAGATAGTTAGTGTTGTCAAGACTAAAGAGTATGACATTCGTCACTTCTTTGTTTGCTCTAATTCCACTACTAACTCGCCTACTATCGCACTTAGTCGCCCTATCTCGGCGTTTAAAGTGTTCACCAATTCCACTAGATTAGTTGCCCCCGATACTGAGAGCCTGAGAACCTCGGGCGTCCGATACCCTAACCAATTGTCTATGCCCCATAGAAGAAGACTGTCGTCTAACTCTTTGAGCGCCGAATCTAGATATTGCTCTTGCGTTGGCTTGCTCATCAGTTGCCCCTATCTTGTTGTGTCATTTCCCCGACATACTCGCCTACCTTGTAAGCAAGATAGATTACTGCGCCGAGTGCGAACATTACTATTCCCACAAAATTATCGTCTACTATCATCTTCTCCCTTTCGTTGTGTCACTAGACTGTTGTCTAGTAATCGTGCCTATTTGGGTTTGAACCCCACGCCTTTAGCGATAGGCTAACCTTAAACGCTAGGGGGGTAGTTCACCCGTAGACTACCTCACCAAGTAGCACCATCTGCACGATACTGTCAGCGTCCAGCGCGTCTAGGTCGCAATCTTCTGGCGGTAAAAGCCCCAGATAGACCCCTGACAACTTACTGAGCACCTCGGTGTTCATTCTTCCGTAATCGGGAATGGACTCTTGGCTGAATTCTCCCTTGCCAACTTTCGCCACAAATTCGGCGATAAGTTTCTCATCAATCTCTAACGGATAAATGCTGTAGCCCTCGTCTGAGTCTTCGTCTAAGCGGTAGACCGTAGCCGAGGCGTATGAAATTTTCTCGCCTAACTCGTAGTCCCCGTTTTCTGAGCCCCATAAAAGCCCGTCTTCTGATATCACCCAACTAGCCATGCCACAGTATCCACCCTCGTATGCGGTGATGAGTACATCGGCTGAAAAGTTGAGCAGTTTCTGCTCTTCTATCATTCTTGCCCCTGTCTTTTGGTTGATGTTCTTCGGTATTGCTACCTTGTGCCTAGTGTCGCTATGACGCGACTACCCCCAAAAGGCTAGGCGATATTTCTAGAGTCCGCAAGCCTCGCGGAATCGCTCAGAATCAAAACGCGAATTGTCTTCTCTCATGTAATCTTCAAAACCACCATTATCTAGAAAACATTTGAACGCCCATTTAAACATTTCTCTATCCTTGCTATCTGACGGAATTTCAAGCGCCGATTTTATAGCCTGCGCTAGTTCGTTGTAATCTTTCCTAGTCATTGTTTCCCCTGTCTGTAAGTTTCTGACGACCTCGTCAGCCACCGCGTCACGGTGAGACCCCTCGCGGGGTTTCGGTCTTCTATTTCGCTATCTTAAACCCTTGCTCAATCACTTGAGCCTTGAAAAGTGCTAAAGCCTCGCGTTTCGTATACCCATAAAAAACTTTAGTTTCAAGTCTTTCACCGATTTCCCGAGACCATGCAAAAGATTTTGCAATCGGGTCTGAAATCATGGCGCTGATTTCCCATGCGCCATTTCGTAGTTTTGTCGCTGTCATGCTTTCCCCTGTCTTTTGGTTGATATAACCTTACATCTATAACTATAGCGCCAAGCAAGCACGATGTCAAGTCAAAACCAAAAAAATCTTTATGACACTTGTCACACTGTCAGGCAAACCTAACAAAACCAAAACAAGTTGAGCAAGCCAAAAGATGTTAGGCGAGCCTTACAAATAATTACTTCTACGGCTCTAGTGTTTATTTTTTTGTAGTGAGATGACTACTCTTTGTGAGGAGAACACTTGTTTGGCGAACATATGTTCAAGAAAACACAAGTACACAAGCACAAACACACAAACACAAGCGCACGAACTAGGGCATGTGCCGCGAGACCCCACCCATATACATAGATATATGCGTTTTCAATGGACGCACTCTAGAAAAAAACGGCAAAAAAAAGATGGGTTGTTGTGGCTGTTTTGGTGGCGGGGGGTGTGGGTTTTTTGTGGGTTGGTTTGTGTTTTGTTGTGGGCAAGCCGCTTGCGGCGCGGCAGTGTTTTTTGGGTTGGCAGCCGAGATGGGTGTTTGCTTCCCCCCACGTTTCACCCCTTTGAGGGTTGGTAGCCGTTAGCCAAGATTTTTAGCCGACACCATGATTCTACTAGTTGACGTTAGTTCGCTGCTCCTTCACATGACGTGAAGGTCTACCCCAGTTCCCTGGTGTTAATGCCCCGCACCTTGCAAGTGGTGTACAGCCGTGAAGATTACTGTTTGTTTGCCGTCATCCCGACGGGTGTGTGTTGAGTGTAGTTCGCATTTTTTTTGTTTGCAACTATTTGTGGTAACATTTTTTTTCTGATGGGTACTCGCCGTAATGTTTCGTCCGCAGATAAGGCACGTTTTTTTCAGGCGATAGCGGCAGGTTCCAGTATTTTGGATGCTTCACGTATTTCTGGTATTCATGTGAATACTGGGTCTCGGTGGTTGAAGAATTCGAAGGCGGTGCAGGCTCGCCGTGAGGACGCCGAGTTTCATGCACGGAAACATTTACGTGACCAGGGTGGGATGCAAAGGTATGCTGATAATGATTTGGCTGAAGCAGCCGATTTACCACCAGCCGTACCGTTAGACAGATTGTGTGATGCGGCTAAACGCGGCTTAGAAGACTTCGACTTTTTCAGAAAATACTATTTGGGTAGGGTTCCGTCACCGTGGCAAGTAGAAGCAGCAGTCACCCTTGTCGAGTTGCTTGAGGCTGAAGAAAAAGAGTTTGTTGTGTTGAATGTGCCGCCAGGTGCAGGCAAATCAACCCTATTCCATGATGTGGCTGTATGGGCAATAGTACGCAACAGGGCTATCCGAGTCATGATTGGCTCAATTTCGCAAGCGATGGCTAAACAATATTCGCGACGAATCAGAGAAACCCTTGAAAGACCTGCACCTATTCAACCTGACCCAGAGTTAGTTAAGAAAGGGTTAGCGGTCAACGCCGAAGGATGCCTCTCAATCGACTACGGCAGATTCAAACCATCAGACAAAGGTGCCCTGTGGCGGGCAGATGAGTTCATTGTCGAACAATACGACGGCAACGGGTTAGATAACAAAGAACCAACAGTCCGCGCATACGGTATTGACGCCGAATTCATCGGACACCGAGCAGACCTATGCCTATTTGATGACG